CCTAACGCCGAAGATGAATTTAATTATACCGCATCCACCGGAGTCTTGCAGTTTTTTCAAGGCAGTTCTTCATCCGCTATTTTAAACAGTTTGGTGATAGAATCGGGTAGAGATTGGAATGATTTAAAGGTTGAAGCGGTCCGCAAGGCGAGCGATCTCGTCAGAAATGTCCTTCCGGTTCCGATTTATCCACGCAAAGGCGTTGGGACGGCGAGTGCCACAGGAAACAATTGGCCGGAGATCATTGTAAGAAGCACGGCGATCATTGCTTGTTCTGATTTAATACGTCCTTTCGATAAAGAAAAAGGCGATGAACTAATGGCAATGGCTATGAATCCCGAAGGTACGGGATACCTTGATATGGTTCGTACCGGCCAGATCGCTCTTTCACAGGATGAAGGATTAGCGAAACATTCTGGAATCATACGTGAGATTTCAATTAATGCAAGTACCACCGGAAGCATAATTGATGTGCGAGGAACTCCGGGCGTGGATTGGGATGTAATAAAAATTGTTATTAGTACGGCGGGAACTTTTACTTCCGGATCCGCTTCTGGTGTTAAATATGATACATATGTGGCAGACGATACAGGCTTGAAGATTGACAAGTCAAGCGATGCTGAAGTAATTGATGGCGGATTCCAAGACGTAGGTCACGGAATGCAAGTTCGATTCTCTCCTGGTGTTTATACAATTAATGATGAATGGGAATTAGAGGTGTCTGGTATAGTTGATTCAAGAACAATGGCAATTAAATACGCAACGGCGGAAAGAATTTAATGGCGACACTCAAATCGCCACGTTGGAATGAGAACTATAATCTATGGTCTGCTGAATCCAATACATTTAATTACGGTTCGGATGACTCGGATGGATATGAAAATATTGTCTGGCATAGAATTATCGATCCGCTTCATTCTATTATTGCAGATGAATTTAAAGTGCCGGTCTATTTTGATGAGCATAAAGGGAATCAATCGTTTATGATTGCCCCTTCGGAAGATAGTCTTGTGGGATTATTGGCGGGAAATGCGGGACAGGAGAGAGAACATACTATTGAAATCACATATCAATTGAAGTCCGGCGGACAATATGGCGAAAGCAGTTTTAAAAAAGTGTCAAATATCTCGGAACACTTAAAAAGACTTTTGCAGAATAATGCTTATAAATCCGATGCCTGGTTTAATGGTCAATGTACGTCAGTTGAATACGCAAGGGACGAGGACGATCCATCAATACTGACTTCTGCAATTACTTTTGAAGCAAACACATTGGAGATATATGTATAAAGCCAAGCCATCGTATAAAAAATTAAAAGACAGCGAAAATTTTAATCATTTTGGTTCGCCCGTCAAACATAACAAATTAATAAATGATGAAGAAATTAATGTAACTGATCTGCCTAAAGAGTTGGAAAAGCACTTGATTAAGGTAGAGGAAAAGAAAAAAAGGAGTAAATAATGGCCGAAACTAACTTTCAGGCCCAATCAAATATATCGCTATTGTTCGCCAAAGATGCAAGCACAACCGCTTTAGGAACGGCACACGATGCGAGCGATAATTGGTTAGCCTTGCCCGTTATTTCCTTTTCCATGCCACACGATTCTGCGGCGTTAGATGTCGGACCACAACGGAGTGGAACACACGTTCAGCTTGAAAATCAAATGCGGCATCGCCGGGACTTGAATACCTGGACGTTTGATGTCTCATTCAAGGGAACACCAACCTCAATTCTGGCTGTATGTCAATGGGCGTTTGGCGATGGTGCAAGTTCAGCAGATTTTGCCGGGACGATTGGAATAGGAAATGGGACAAGTAATTCATCAATCATGAAACATGGGACGGCTTACGCTAACCATACAACCGTTGTTTTTTCAAATGCCGGTTCGGATGCAACTGCAAATGATATTGTCGTGAAGGGCTGTATCGTTCAGTCTTTTACAATAAAAGAAGCAGTCGGTTCAGATGCGGGACAGTTGATTTGTGATGCAACATTCTGGACGGCATACGCACCTTCGGAAGCAGCCAATACGATTGAGGCAGATTCAACCGATACGGCAGCACCGAAATCAATCTTCTCAAAAAGCACAACCACATTCAATTCAGAAGCACTTGTCTTGGATTCTTGGGATATGACTTGTTCGAGATCAATTGAACGGATTTCCTCACAGGATTATTCAAGTTATCTTCCCTTTGGATATACCCAAACATCACCCTGGGAAGTTACCGGAACATTGTCCGCAAAGCGTGATGATTCTGTTTACGATGCTTTAAGTGTACTACAGGGCGCAAGTGCCGGGGTAAACATCTCAATAGATGAATCCTCTGGGTTTACTTTAGATATTCCCGATGCGATGGTGGATGCTTCTTCGATTAACGATGGTGGATCACACTTATTTCAGACGATTCCTTTTAGAGCAACGGCAGCAACGCCAACGGCTAACGTCTGGACATTGGCAATATCATAACAATTAGGGAGGTCTAAATGATTGTTAAAGTTGGAAAGAAAGATTGGGACATAAATGATTGCACATACGCTGAACGACGAGAGTTACATAAACTCAATGCGAAAGTTTGGTGGGAAGGGAAGATGGATGTGGAGTCATATTACGAGGTTCTTGAAAAAGTGGGAGCAATCGCCGGTTTAGGTGAAAGCGATTTCAAGGATATGGACATGGCTAAAGTCGATGAAGTCCTTCAGGCGGTTTTCTTGGAATACCTGGGGATTGAACCGGCAAAAAAAGATTCCGGGGGTTGAGCCTTGCGGTTTGGTGTTGGCAACTTGGCTTTCCCGAACCGCGTGACATATATAGAAGCCTCCCCTATACGGTGGCGAAACTCCCGGTTACTTATAAGCATGATCCGGTGCGAGTGCAGACAGTTAATGATATATGGAGCATAATAGATGGAATATGTGAACCAAGTAAAGACTTTACGGATGGACAACTTTTGTACCATTCCGTTCCGTTCTTTGCAGACTGCAATCAAATTGTCGAACCCTGGATGATGGAAATGATTAACGAATATAATTACACAACCAGATTCAACGTATCTCTTGGAGAACTCGACAATATTTCAGCGCACCGATTGGATTGTTTTTCAATTATAGATCGAGAAATAAACGTTTGTATGCAAGAAAAAGCAAAGAAAGATAATGGCTGATAAAAAACTAAATATTAAAGTCCGTACAAAAGGGGCGAAGAAATCCAAGAAAGACTTAAAAGGTGTTGAAGGTGGAATGAAGTCTTTGGGGAAGGCCGCCGCTATTGCCGGTTCAGCCTTCTTCGCTGCTAAAGGTTTAATAACCGGATTTAAAAAATTAATTGAATTAGCCGGTGCGCAAGAATTGGCTGAAAAGAAACTTGAAGCATCTTTAGGTAGAGTTTCACAGGCTTTATTAAAGCAAGCAAGTGCATTACAGAAAGTCTCAATGTTCGGCGATGAAGCTATTATTGAAGCACAGGCGTTGATTGCTGCATTTGTGGATGACGAAGAAGCCATAAAAAAAGCAACCAAAGCAACACTTGATCTTGCGGCTGCAAAAGGAATGGATTTAACCGCTGCCGCCGATCTTGTTTCAAAGACTTTGGGAAGTTCAACCAATGCTATGAGCCGTTATGGAATTGAAGTAAACGGTGCAGTTGGTTCAACGGAAAGACTTGATTCGTTAGTTGGGAATATTGCCGATAAATTTGGCGGACAAGCTAAAGCCCAGACCGAAACAATGGCCGGAGCCGTTAGGCAGTTAGATATGGCAATGGGCGATTTGGGTGAAGATATTGGAGAGGTTTTTATTAAGCCTGTTACAACCGCAGCAACTGTATTGGCTGAATTTGTCAAACAAGCACAGGGCGTTGATTGGGATTTAACATTCGGATCATTAAAGTTACAGTTAATGGCTATTTCTCCACACTTTGCCGCATTAGCCGGCGGTCTTGATGCAGCGGGAAGAAAGATCGAGGAGAGACAGGCGGCGGCAAAAGATACCCAGGAAGAAAGTAAAAAGGCGGCTGAAGAAACTTTTTTTACTGCTGAAAAAATAAAACAAGTGTCGGCAGATTATAATCGTATTCAAGCAGAAATCACGGAAAACAGTCGCAAGGCTTCTCAATGGACTGCCGAAACGGCAAGAAGTTTGTTTACTTCTGCTATTATGGGAGACAATATATCTGACTCATTGAAGCGTGCCGTAATTCAATTGGGAATTATGGTCGCACAAGCCAAAATATATTCCGCGGTTATGGGAGCAAGTACGGGATTGTTTGGTGGTGGTATTCTTGGCGGTGTCGCGAGTTTTCTTTTTGGTAAATCCCCAACACAATCATTTCCATCCCCAAACGGCGGCGGTGCTAAAATCACAATCAATCAAAATTTTGGAGGTATGGGTGTCATCGATCATAATTTCGCTGCCAATAGTATTATTCCGGCTATAAATAAAGCCATAAATACAGGACAGGCGAGGATTGGCTAAATGCTCACATTCGATAGTGCGCTTACCAACGCCCTTAAAAACTCAAATACAACGGCGTTTTGGGTTCTTAAACTATATTACAACGATGAATCGGCTTTCATTGGTGTAAGTGATCGCCATCGACAGGATGGTTCTGATATATATTATGGATTGGTTGCATCTTGGGGAACATACCGCCAATCATTAGACTTTTTTAACTTCACCACTTCAATCGGTAATATGAGCGTTACGCTTATTAATGCCGACAAGTCCATCCAGGGCAAACGATTTTCCGATCTTCTTGCTGATAATAACTTCGCAAATCGCAAATGGGAATTGTTTTTAAATACAAACGAAACCGCAACGCTTGATACGGCAGCCCGCATGATTGCTTCCGGGGTTATTTCTGGTGAAATTAATTATGATAATAACAATGTAACCTTGACACTTTTCGATAATACGTCAAGATACCATAAGACCGTTCCGATCAATACTGTTGATTCTGCCACATATACAAACGCTCCGGCAAACAATGTCGGCAAACCGATTCCAATGGCTTACGGAGACTTTTATGAAAAAACAGATATTGGAACAATCCCAACTACAAACTTTGATCGTTTTTATAATTTCTATAAAAATGCGTTTCCCGCAATTATTACTGATGAATGGGATGTGCAAGGAGAAGAATCAGAAGCGAAGGTAGATAGCCAAGCCGTTAATACTTTAGATGCTGAAAATATTTATGTCTTTAAAAATGGTTTTTATCCCACACTTACTAATGCGAATAATTCTGTAAGCAACAACCCTCAAATAGAATATCGAGGAAGCACCGCATCTGTATATCTTCCAATCAGTACATCAAATATTGCAGCCGCCACCGGCTCAAATGATTATTCTGTATCAAATGCGGCGAGAATTAGTGATGGAGATTTTCAAGCGGTAGCAAGTTGGGCGGCGAATGGAGCAGAAACTAATAATTCAGACGCAACGCTCACCTTTGCTTTACCGAAGATTAACAAATTAGGTGTTTATAGTGACATTTCTGCATTGATAAAATGGGGAACAGTTACAAATTTAAGCGGAAGCGGTGATGTTTTTACAATCACAACGAAATCCGGTGGCGGTGTCAGTCTTGATAGCATATCGAGTGATTCCGAAACCAAAACATCTTTGACTTCTGGATATACCGCGACAAGGGATGCTTGGGATTTTGAAGGAGATATGATTTATACTTTAGAATCAGTTGATTCAAATGAATCCGTCGAAATATCCGAATCTGGGATGCAGATTGATTTTACGATTGAAGATATTGATTCCCACGAAGTTGAAGAAATGGTGGAAGAATGGCTTCCGCTTACATTAACTATCGATCATCATATTACCGGCGTAGAGACTGTCGATTTTGGAGAATATAAAAGGATAGTCGCCAGAACCGTATCTAAACTAACACCGGCGAAGATTGATTATGTATACTATTCGGGAAAAGGTAGGCAATATGGCGCATATATAGATGCCGATTCAAGGAATCAAGGATATAACAAAAACGCATTAATTGAAAATCCTGTATTTATTATTGAAAGTATTTTACGATCCGAATTAGGTATTCTTTATTCGGGATCGGGAACAAGCACCACTTCAAATAAATTGGTTGATTCTGCGGCATCGTTTGCCACAAGCATTGTCGGCCAGACCGTTTACAATATAACAGACAAAACAAGCGCAATGGTAACGGCAAGAGATAGCGCAACCACATTAAGTCTTGATACTAATATCATGGCAAGTGGAGAAAGCTATATTATCAGCGGATTGACTTCAGATGAAATTGATTATGCTTCATTTGATACTTCGGGAAATACAAGCAGCGGATATTTGGGCGATATATATGAAGATGCAGTCAGCGATATAAAGTTCGCCTTTTCTCAATATAAATTTATCCATTCAAAATCGTTAGTCGAAAGACTTGGGCAATTGTGTCTATCCTATGTGTTTATCGGCGGGGATGGGAAATTCAAGATCAAGACATTAAGGCGCACCGATGACTATTCTTCCGCCGATCAGACCATTGATTTTAATGATATTGATTTGGGTAAGGTCGGGAAAACATCGCTCGGTGCAGTTAAAAATTCCATTCTCGTTAAATACAATCACGATTACGGGGCAAAGCAAAACAAATCAGAAGCCACCGCAACCGATTCCACAAGCGCGGGAACAACGGTAAGCGGATACAATCAAACGATGATCCTCGAAATGGAAGCCAATGAGATAATTGATTCAACAACCGCATCGGCTTTGGCTTCGGCATATTTAGAGATAATGAAAGACCGTAAGGACACGGTGAATTTCAGTTGTGTCCGTCCGAAGTACAATCACCTTGAGATTGGTGACATAATAAATTTTAGCAATTGGCCGGAAGACTTAAAAATTTACGGTCAAACGATGGGCGGATCATGGGATTCCACCACCGACACTTTTTCCTCGGTTACAACAACCTGGGATAATATGGCGGCGGGTTATTTCATCGTGGCAGACATTTCCAAAACAGTCACAGGCTGTTCAATAAAAGCAATAAAGGTAAGCTAAATGGCAAACATGAATATCGGGACACCAAGATTTTATACAGACCATATCAATTATTTGATGAATCGGGGTATCGGACAGGATGGGAACTTCGACGTAATTACCGGATCGAATCTAATCGGGATACAAACAGGATCAGAAGCGGAATTGTTTGATATGCGCCCATTAAATAAGGTGGATTTTGATACAAGTGCAAATACCTCGGATCATGTCCTTATTAATATAGACACACAAAGCACATCCACTAAAAAGTCATTCGTGGCAATACTGAATCACAACATGGCTTCTGCGGATGCGAAGGTTTTAATTAAAGCCAGCGATACTGAAAGCCACGTCCAGGCGGTGAACATGGGAAGCGCAACGGCTATGGATACTCCGGTGGAAGTCGTTAATGCAGATGCAATCGCATCAAGTATTGTAACTCCGGCAACCGATGGAAGCACGATTATCAAATTCACAGAACAATCTTTAAGATATTGGGGCATCCAGTTTGAAGGCAATTCTTCAAACACATTCAGCGCAACCGATCTATTTGTGGGCTGTATTATGATTGGGGAATATTACGATATGCCACACGCCCCGGACATGAATATTACCCGGATGATTTCATATAACAGAATGAACGACTTACAGGAATCTTATGGCGGACAGCGATTCAGCAACTTGAAAACATACGGTAGAACGGCGGGCAGTACGTCTAAATCTCCTTTTACGACAGCTTCCAACGGATATGAAAGTCAAGGCGGGCGATTAATATACGATATGAATTTCAGCTTTATTAACAACACGGATATTATGCCGGATGAATATGATATTATAGCGGATGATGATAATTTCGTGAACGATGTTTGGAATAAAACAAACGGCAATCATCTTCCATTTATCTTTTCGATTGATAAAGATTCGGAAGGCGATAATGCGGAATCTGAACATATCTTTGGCCGGTTCGCAAACAACTCTTTAGATATGCAGCAAGTAGCACCAGAAATATATAATCTAAAATTGACCGTTGAAGAAGAATTTTAATGCGTAGAATACTACACCACGCGAGTAATATGTTACGCACATGAGTAACATACTACGCAGTTTAAATATGAACAATAACTTGACATTATATAATCGTAATAACCAAAATAGTATCTACTACACATACATATCTGCATTAACTGCTAATAGATT